AATCGCATGAAAAGGGGCGGCTCTTGCTGACTACCAACGGTGTTCTTGTCGGGGAGGTCGACCGCGATTATGAGATAGTGGATGGCAGGGTGGTATTCGAGGAAGTGCTGCTCAAAGGCATCTGGCCGGCCTCGGATAATAAAATCATGTTCAATGGGACAGTGCTGAAGGTGGAGTCTGTGGCTTCCCATACGGGCTTGTTGATAGATGAGAAGGGAGCCAGAGGGCCTGTGTTGAAGTTAGTCAACTGCAAGGTGGCTGAATAGAGGTAAAATTGGAAGTACATCACCTCTAGTTGGCAAGGGATTTGAAGGGTAATTAAGGGGGAAAACATGGTAGACGAACTGCCCTACGCTGAGGACATCGGACATTACTGGAAAACTGGTGCCAGTGCCCCAGATGTCTGGATGGTGAAGGCAAGGAAGGTAATAACAGACTTGGGGGGCGAGATATTGGCTGAGGGCTACGGTTCGGCTCAGGGGAGGGCGGCTTTTATGCTGGCGTTCAGGATACAAGAGCAGCATTTCAAGGTGGTCTGGCCAGTATTGTCAACTCACTCCGGAGCGGATATGGCTGCCCGGCGTCAAGCGGCTACTCTCCTATACCATGACATAAAGGCCAAAGCTATGACCGCCTCCGTCATGGGTATTAAAGCAGCTTTCTTCAGCTACCTGGCTTTACCTGACGGGCGGGTAGCCAGCGAGCTGGTGGCGCCCGAGCTGCGAGAGTATTTTCCGCTGCAATTGAAATAATAAAGAGGGTTACGAATTGTATATTGATGATTTGGCACAAGTGAGGATGCATGAAATAAAATGAAGCTGATGTTATCGCCCGCTACTCTGAACCAAGCGAATGAAATGATAGGGAAATATCATCGTCATCATAAGCGTGTGCAAGGCCATCGCTTCTCCATTGCCTGCCTAAGCGAAAATGGGGACGTTCATGGTGTGGCAGTCGTTGGAAGGCCAGTCGCTCGTGAGGTGCCTCAATATTCTGTAGCGGAGGTAACAAGGCTGGTATCTGATGGAACTCCCCATGTTTGTTCAAAGTTGTATGCCGCTTGTGCTAGAGCAGCTGCGGCAATGGGGTTTGACCGCATAGAGACGGCCATTTTAGAAAGTGAACCCGGTACATCGTTATTGGCGGCTGGCTGGAAATTCGACCACATGATTAAAGGCCGTGATTGGAATTGCCCTTCTCGTGGTGGTCGCCGGACAGACCAGCCTATGTGTGACAAGCAAGTCTGGATAAAAATTCTTAAGGTTACGAATTGATTTATAGCCATTAAAGGAGAGGATGAGTAACTTAAATGAACGCCGTGCAGAGTTTGTCTACAATGGAGCTAGGCTTGCTGCTATCGCCTCAAAAGCTCCCATTGTCCCTGTTCAATGGTCAGAACGTGAAGAACCTTTTAAGAAACAGTTTCTCGCTGTGATTGAAAGACAATGTGGAGAGCAAAGGTCAATGTCCCCAGAGGAATTACATGGTAGTTGGATGCAATCCTATCTATCAATGGGATGGGTTTATGGTGAAGTTTATGACTGGAAAAAGAAGGTTCACCCTGATTTAGTGCCGTATGCTTTACTGGGACAATTAGAGCGTGATAAAGATGCTGTTTTTGTAGCACTCTGCGAAATTGCAAGGCAGTGGATTTATGATTTATAGCCAGGATTTACAATATACACAGCACGTAAGAGGTTAGAGAAAATCGCTATCCCGTTTATGTAGAGGAGGTTGGAGAGCAACATGAAAAAGAAAAAACGGACTGTACGAGTGCAAGACAAGAGCACTGTCGCTGCCTACGAGCATTTTGTAGAGCTCAGGGATTGTCTGGCTAGCGGCTGGCCGTCTACTACCACGCGTGAGTATCTGATAGAGAAGCACGGCCCGGAAGGAGTCCCGAGTGAAGTAGCCATCCAGCGGTGGCGGAACAAATATATGACCGGTTCTGCCATGGTGCTGCCGCCCACGATTATTCAGCAGAAGCTCAAGGGTATTGATTTCAAAGTAGATGTCATCGGCCACCTCAGCCGGCTGGTAGCTCTCTGTGAAGATAGGGTAGGCCGGGGTATAGCTAGTGAGGAGAAAGATTTTGGCGGTATGCCAGTGCCGGGCAATGATGGGGTGATGCAGACGTACTTGCACGCGCTTGCCCAGTATGTGGAAGTAGCTCAGGACCTGGGGATAATGAAGTCGCGGCCACAGGCGCCGCTCATCGACGCCCGGACCATGAATGTAACACCGGAGGCGCTGATACAACTCCGAGAGACTGTCAGGGAAATTAGGATGATAGAGGCCGGGGGAGGGCTCAATGATAAACCTAGAAGAGCTAAGGCTGGCAATAAGAGGAATGACAAGAAGACAAGCATTGTACCGATTGTTGAAGGAAGAGTTGTCGGCTAAAGGTTATTGGAAGGAATTGCCTAGAGGCAAGGCCGACATTTATAACTTGGCAGGGCAACAGCGCCCGCAAAAGGACTATTAAGGAGGTAGACAATGAGCAAGGTGTATCGTGAGGCGCACTGGTATGAGTCGATGACTCGTAGGGCTTGGGTACTGACTAGGTCCGGGGATTATGAGCCGGGCACCGAGCAGGAGATTGATATAGTTTTGGGTGACCGGCAGGTCCAGATGTTGATAACTGCTCTTGACGAACAGGGCTGGATAAAGCCGCGGCTCGATGAACGGTTGAGGTCAGAGGATTTGAAGATAACGCACCGGCTTCTCGATGTGATTGAGAAGTCGCTGAAAAGCTAATGAGTCATACGGCTGCTCCTGTATATTCACAGCCACGTTTGGCTGATGTGCAAGCGGATTGTGAGCTTCTGTATCTCATGGCTTATTTACTGTATCGCTCGTTCTCACGAGTACGAAAAGCGAGTCAATATGTTGCTTTCGTTTTAAGTTGTGCATACTAATCTATTCGAGAAGGGTTTGAAAGCTGTTGAAGCTATGAAATGGGCTGTATGCCTATAGTAAGGTGAAGATGCTTGAATTATGACTGAATTGATGACGACACTACCTCCGGAGGTAGAACGATACCGCCAGCTCATTAAGAGCCGGCTGAGGTGGCATACGCGGTTCGTTCATGGATACAGTATGCCGGAGCATCAGTTGGTCTGGGCAGAGGCTCTTGAGGACTTCAGCATCAAGCGACTCCTGATAGTAGCTCCGCCGAAATACGGGAAAGCCTTAGCCTTAGACACACCTATACCAGTCCCAACAGGCTGGAAGATTATGGGTGAATTAACGATTGGTGACTCTGTATTCGCCGGTGATGGCACGGTTACGAAGGTTGTCGGTGTGTCGCCAGTTTGGAAAGACCGCAGGGTATTTCGTGTTGAGGACAGACTGGGGCATTATGTAATCGCTGACACTGTTCACGAATGGATAGTGCGACTTGACCGTGAGAAGCCTACAGTATTCACAAAGCACGAGACGGAATGGCTTTATAGACGCCAGCGCGCGTTGTCCGGTAATCAAGGTATTTTCCGTTTGCCTCGCAAATTGGCAAGATGCCATAAATCGGCAAAGTCTGGACATTATATCACCATCTCGCCGGCTGGGGTGGCTGATACTAAGTGCATAGAGGTTGAGCATGAATCTCATACCTTCTTGGCTGGAAGAGGTATGTTCCCAACGTGTAATTCCCCCGTAGTTGGCGTCGACTATCTGGGCTGGCGTATTGGGAATGACCCTGAGGGCTACCACTGCATTTACGTATCAAATACAGCTACGCAGGCAAATAAGAACAGTGTAGCTCTCCGTGATACTGTTGCCTATAACGCCAACTATCGGTTTCTTTATGACCTGCAACCTGATGTAAATAAGGGCTGGGGCGAGAACGAGTGGTTTGTTAAACGTAAGAATGAGGCTGACAAGGACCCGACTGTTCAGGCCACCGGTGTTGGCGGACCGATTCTTGGTGCCACGGTACAAGAAATTATCTATGATGATATTGCTGACCAGGAGAATATGGCTACGGAGTATCAGCGGCAAAAGTTGATGGATTGGATTAAGACAACACCAAGTAGCCGGCTTGTCCCTGGGGGTCGGGAGATTATGATTGCAACCAGGTGGCACGAGGAGGACCCTGCGGCCAAATTCGAGGAGGATGGATGGACTGTCCTCCCCCTTCCAGCTATTGATGAAAATGGGGAGTCGACGTATCCGAGCTATTGGACCGTTGCAGCTCTAATAGGTGATGACCCGTCTTCTGCCAGGGTATCCCTGGGGTTGCGCCAGTTCGAGCTGATGTTTCAAGGGCATGTTATTCCCGCTGAGGGCAATATCTTCAAACGAGAATACTGGCGTTATTGGGAACATGGCAATGCCCCATGGCAGCTAGATAAGGAAAGTAGTTCATATCAGCCAGTCCGCGGCACAGTCCAGTCGTGGGATACGGCCCATAAGGCAAAACAGCAAAATGATTTCTCTGTCTGCGAGACGTGGGCTATTCTTGATAACGGGTATTATCTCCAAGACATGTGGCGTGGTAAGGTAGAGTTCCCGAAGTTGAAGGTAGTTGCTAACAGTCTTTGGGAACAGTGGCGTCCGATGGCGGTATTGATTGAAGATGCCGCATCTGGCCAAGACCTGATACCAGAGTTGAGAGCCCATACCAGGATACCTGTTATAGCCATTACTGTCGACAAGGACAAGGTCGCTCGGGCTAATGCTGTCACGCCCACACTAGAGGCTGGCAAGGTGTTTATACCAAAGGATGCAGCGTGGCGTCTTGTCTTTGAGCATGAGCATGAAGCATTCCCGGGTGGCGCCAATGACGATATTGTCGATACAACTACGCAATTTTTGAATTGGGCCCGCACTCATGTTATCTCAGGCCCTTCAGAGCCGGTTGGTGTCGAAAAGAAGTCTACGTGGAGGACATAAGACAGCAGCGCGTTGACATTAAACCGAAATAGGTCAACAATTACTTTGTTGTCTTTATTGGAGGTGGGTTAAAATGGTAACAAGAAATACAACTAAAAAGGGTGGGGTTGGTTCGGTAGTTGGCGTCACAGGCTTGTCTGTCTGGGGTGGCGTTCTTGGCGAAGAGTATTTAACTTCTCTGAAAGGCACCAGCCGGGCCAAGGTATTCCATGAGATGCAGGATGATGCTGTTATCGCTAGCCTCCTGGATTCAATTACGATGCCGTTAATGGCGGCGGAGTTTGAGACAGTCCCCGCTGGGGATACCCCGCAGGACAAGGAAAATGCCGACTTCTTGCAGAGCTGCATGGATGATATGACCAAGTATACCTGGCGGCAGCATGTGCTCGATATGATGAGTATGCTGGTCTGGGGCTGGTCTGTTTCAGAGATAGTTTTCAAGAAGAGACTTGGCGTAGACGGTAGTAGGCCGTCAAAGTTCAATGACGGAAAGATTGGCCTGCATATTCTTGACCCGCGTGGGCAGGAGACGCTTTACAAATGGAAGATGGATGAGGAGTTCAATGTCGAGGCAATGCTTCAGCAGGACCCGAACGCAGCCCGGATTATTGAGATAGAGGGATGGAAGCTATTACATGCTACCTTCCGGTCGCACAAGAGGTCTCCTGAAGGGGCCAGCCCTATGCGGTCGCTATACCGAGCATGGTACACCAGAAAGAACCTTGAGATTATTGAGGCGATAGGGGCCGAAAGAGACCTCTGCGGACTTCCGGTGATACATTTGCCCTATGGCGCTACGGCTGAAGATAAAACTACCGCCGTGACACTCATACGCAATATACGACAGGATGAGGAAGCCGGACTGGTCATACCGGCGCCCCCGACCCCCGATGCAGAAGTGTCCGGATGGAAGTTTGAGCTACTAGGCTCCCCAGGTTCGAAGCAGTATGATGTTCGCAAGATAGTAGATGACCTGAACAAGATAATCCTGATGAGGTTCTTTGCCCAGTTCCTGATGCTGGGGATGCAGCAGGTAGGCACTCAGGCGCTGGTCGAGGGTTCTCAGGACTTCTTTAGCCTGTGTCTGCAATCCATACAGCAGGAATTGCTTGAGATGTGGAACATGCAGCTCGTTCCATTATTGTTCAGTATGAACCCGCAGTTGCTTGCCGGGGCCTCCGGTCATCCTAGAATAGATTGGACAGAACCGGGCAGCAAGGATGTTCAGAAGGCTATTACCGCGGCCACGGGTTTGATAAACTCTCAA